TTGGATTAAAAATGCAAGTTTGGCAGGAAACATAAAAAAAGAAGCCCACTAGTGATAGTGGGATTTTATTATTAGTTACGAGTTGTGAAGTCGGTAGCGGATAAGAAGTGGATTTGTACACGTAACGGCATGGCATTTGTCGAAGGTGTGGCTCTGTAATTGGAAGGCCCGCTATATGCGGGCCTTTTTATTACCGCCAATAAATTTTATCCCGCTCTTTTTGTAGCTGAATTCGCAGAGCAAAACGTTTAAGTCGTTCTTCTTCCTCCTTTATTTGTAGTATTTTTTCTTTTTGATAGTCGATATATAGAGAAGCGACAACATAGGCGGTTAAAATTGAAGCAATTATTAGTGCAAGTATAAACATGATGCTGTGTAACATTTTTTACCCCTTCGATTAAGATGATTCATAAATGATTCGTCAATATTTATTTCAACCAAACAACGGATCAATATCCACCATCAAATCACGTCTTGCTTCTATCCTTAGTCTAGCGTTATCAATTACAGCTGTTTTCTGACTAGCCTTTAGGCTTTCGCAGTGTTTGCATTGTGGGTATAGATCTTTTTTGTAATGCCTGAAATGAATAACCGGCTTTGACTCGTTGCATTTTGAACAAGTTTTCATCTCAGTAAATATTTTTACAGATTCTTCCCGCTTCGTTTTTCTTGCATTGGTCTTTGTTGGCTTACTTGGCGTAGGAATGCGCGGAGGATTCTTAGCACGTGATGGACTAACGTATGGCTGTGCCGCCTCTCCTTTCTTTGCTCTTGGCTTATGATCTGTAACTATTTCTAGCGTTTCTTTCCAGATTACAAAGTAGTGTGATATCTCTCCTTTACAGTGCATGTATCTTTTTTTTCCTGAGTCACGATGAGATACGCCTTTAGCACCGCATATAGGACACGGCATGGGCATTTTACGACGCTGTCCGTCAACTACTTCCCCAGTCAAAACATTTGTCCTAACAGAGTTACTACAAATCACGCATTTTGTGCAGCGAATGTCATTTTTGAAATAACTTATTTTCATTTCGCCGTTGCACTTGTCGCAAGGATCAAAAAACATTTTTGGGTGCATGATTGATGCTCATAAGAGAGGGTATGTACAAAACTATACATCTAAAATAGAACTTGTGCAAGTAAATATTTAGGTATATCTTTAAGTAACAGCAACTCATAAGGCGGTGATCTAATCTTTAGCCATACAATAAATGGCATAAATAATAGGCAGGCCACTAACCCCACTATATGTGGGGTTTTTTATTGTGCTAGAATATGTTTTTACATGGAGATTACTATGGACTTTAAATTGCGTGATGAGCTGATGAATCTTGTTAATGACGACTCGGCTGCATTCGGTATTGCTGTTGTCTTTGTGACAAGCGAAGAGAAGTTTATCGTTTTCAAGCGCCAATTCGAGAAGGCCTTGCACATGCAAGGCCCAGAACGTGCAGCTAATGCGGTGCGGATCTCTCAAGAACTGTGGGCGAGTTGTTACACAGCGAGCTAATAAAAAACCCCACTGATTAGGTGGGGTTTGTTTTTTACCCTAACAATTCCTTGCTTCGCTCAATAGATTGAATAGCTTCATTCATATCCTGAGTTGCGTCTTTCGCCCCACGATTACCCGCCATTAGACACTTCTTGATAGCATGTTGCATAGCTGGGCATGTTACATCAAACGCTTTTAAAACATCGTAAACGTCGATTGTGATGCCTTTGCATGGCTTGTTGTATTTGTTGATGCTCATACTTGCCAACTCCTCGCTTAAATTGGTTGTTGTTACGTGGTTGATGTTTGTGTCAATAGCTAGCCGGTATTTAATTATTGTGTCGCCGGAAAAGGATTTACCCCACATAAGATTCCCTGACAATGCAAACCCTTTAGCTCCGTTAGCAATTTCAACCTCTATCATAACATCATCTGCAATAGGGCATTTTCCGCCATCGTGATTAATCCATTCATTATTCATCATACCTTCCTCCAAAAACATGCTTAATTTCTAGCCACCGATCAGTAGCTCCTTTGATAGTACCTAAGTCTAGTTGCGGCAAGATGCGCCCAAAACTTATTAATACTTTTTTTACTGCTTTAAATTCTGGTGTTGATAACTCCATAAATTTCATATCACGATCATCTTTTCTTTCCATTGCTTTTAAGAAAGATTTTATGCCAATACATGACATATCGTATAAAGCACGGCTTTGCTTGTCTGCTGCGATGATCTGTGTAAGCACAAGATTACGTGTTATCTGGCCGCATATCGCATCATCTGCTTTGTTTTCCTTGAGAAGATCAAGCCAGATAAGGTTGCGTAGTGCAATATCGGTCACTTCTTCTGGTGTTAGTTTGGTTTTTGCTGCTAGTAACATGAAGGGGTTAATCATTTATTTATCACAACCTTTTTATAAATCCATTCAACACAAATCGCACCGGCAATAAATAACCAGATGCAGCCTATTAATACCCATGACATAACAGTTACGACGACAAGTAATACATACGCAACGATGATAAAGAATGGTTCAGTTATTTTGTATGACATGACATCCTCGCTGTTGATGTATCAAACTATACCGCACATAAATATTTAATCAAGTACTAAAAATAAATCTTGTATAAATTTATACATCATACTAAGATGACTACATCAACAACGAAACGGAGTAGGAAGATGAAAACCATCTACATATACGATGTAAAATCAGGCAAACCCATGGGAACTTACCAAAGTGAAACAGTAAAAGTAGTAGATATGATTAATGTTTTAACAATCGAAGGAGTTACACAATGTGTAATAGTATGAATGTTCATTTCAGCAGCAAAACAGATATGTGGTCAACACCCAATGATTTTTATGCGGCCCTACACGATGAATTTAAATTTCAAACGGATGTTTGCAGTACGCATGAAAATGCAAAATGCTTAAATCACTTTACGATTGAAGATGATGGACTAATGAAAGATTGGGAAGGATCTTGCTGGATGAACCCACCATACGGAAGGGCTATTGGGGCATGGATGAAAAAAGCTTATGAATCATCTTTAAATGGCGCAACTGTAGTTTGTTTGGTTCCATCAAGAACGGATACAAAATGGTGGCATGACTTTGCAATGCTAGGGGAGATTAGATTTATCAAGGGACGTTTAAAGTTTGGTGGTCAGGCTAACGGAGCGCCATTTCCTAGTGCTGTCGTTATTTTTAAAGGTAAGAAAAATGCGTAATCGTTTAATCATCTCTCTACTACTTCTATCCGGTCTTGCTCAAGCTGATGAATGGATGGGAGAAGACAAGAAAAAACACTTTGCTGGTAGCGCATTAATGGGCGTGGCTGCGTCGGCAGCATTCAAAGACTCAGATCATCCAGTGTTATATCCTATGGCTGCTGTGTTAGCTGTTGGCCTTGCAAAAGAGATACGCGACGAAGTAGCAACGTCAGGAAGTGGATTCAGCTATAAAGGCCTTGCCGCTGATGCTTTGTGGGCCGCATTGGGTGTATCAGTAGGTAATGGCATGATCTATGCGACACGGAATACTATTAACTTTACAGGGAAGTGGTAATGAAATATTCAACAATAATGACGGTATGCAGCCTAGGAGTAATCGGGTGTTTTGTCTCTCTTCTCTATGTGCTTTATGCGGTGGATTTGCCAACCATAACCAGTCCCATAGTCATCGTGTTTATGTCTTAACTAAACCCAGCCATAGCGCTGGGTTTTTTCATGCTATAATATTTGCATTAACGGAGGCCACATGGTAACGCTAGATCAAGTAAAACAGTTTTTAGATTCATCCTACGGGGTTTCTATCCCTGATTTTATCCTGCAAGCTGCGATTGATAGCGTTGCCAGTGTTCAGCCATGCCTTGATGGTGCTGGTTATACTGCTTCAACTATGTTATTTATCCAGCTTTACGCGGTTGCAATCATTGCCAGCTCTGCCGATCCGCGGAAACTTAAGTCGCAAGGCGCACCAAATGGTGCTAGCCGGTCGTTTGAGTATGGTAAGAAAGGCGTAGATTCAATGCGTGTAAAATTGCGTGAGCTGGATACAAGCGGTTGCACTACTGCTATCGTGGGTAATTCAGCGACAAATAACGCTTTTATGATGGTTTTAGATGGGGGTTGCGCTTGATGGATATTATCCAAGAATTTGAAGGCTGCAAGCTTACCGCCTATTTATGCCCTGCTGGCGTATGGACGATTGGTTGGGGCAGTACTGGATTGGGTGTTAGCAAGGGTGTTGTATGGACTCAAGCAGAAGCTGACGAGCGCTATATAAAAGATATGGCAGTATTTAAGGCGGGCGTTCAAAAGCTTGTTACAGTTCCAGTCAATAAAAATCAGCTAGAAGCACTTACTAGCTTTGCATATAACCTAGGCATTGGCGCGCTAAAGGGATCTACTCTGCTAAAGTTTCTGAATGATGGCAACTATCAAGCAGCCGCTAATCAGTTTTTAAGATGGGACAAGGCCAATGGTAAAGTTTTAGCCGGTTTAGCGCGTCGTCGCGCTGCTGAGCGTAATCTATTCTTAAAGGCCGTTTAATATGTCATCAGTCGCAAATTGGGCCAACACCGGCAAAGCAACTATCTGGCGCTGCACTGGAACAGATGACTGGACTCACGTAAAAACATTTGCGCAGCCGGTTATTATTGCCGTGAGCTATGCCGTAAAAAACGAACGCATGACAATGGCTAATGGTCAGGAATTTGTGTCTACTATGAAGTTCTGGACTGAGTATAGTTTGGCTGGGCAGGGCGACTATTTAGCTGTGGGTGAATTTACTTCTATTTACAATCCGTTACTTGTTGATTCTTCAGAAATTAAAGCAGTATTGCGCGACCAAGATGTATTTGAGAATATCGCAGACGATTACACACTGGTTACGTGATGGCTAACAATAAGGTCACAGTTAGAAACAATATCGGCAGCTTCGTTACTAGGCAAGAAAGAAAAATGCTTGGAACCATGCATAAGATACTTATACTTGGTGGAAGTCATGCGGCGTTACTAACTCCAATCGGTGATACGTCTAACTTGATTAATTCTGTATATCGTGAAGTTGAAAATACAGGATCATCTGTTGTTGGTAGGCTTGGCTACACTGCAAACTATGCAAAATACGTTCACGATCCAAACATAAAACAAAAGTTTAAACGTGCTACTGCAAAGAAAGAATTTCT